TTATTAAAATAAGTCGTTTGAGGTGATTGACTTCGCTTTCTTACTATAGTTAATACTTCTCTTATTAAAAAAGTCAGTATGTTTTGTAGTTAGAATTTCGTCGTCAAACCACTCAGTAGTTTCTAATATAGTATCGTTAATTTCAAAGATATTATCAATACCAATAGAGTTTAAAGATATATTAAATCTGTTTTTTATAAACTCCAATGTTTGTTTTTTGGTTAGGAAATCTAAATCTCCATTTTCAAATATCCAATCAACTACCTCCATTTCGGCCTCATAAGCCTCTTTTGTTGAGATGATTAAGTCCTCAACTAACTCTTCAGTCCACCATTCAGGGTTTTCTTCTTTGATTAAGTTTACCAAATCAAATCCAAATCCGGCATGGATATTTTCTTCTTTTGATGTTGCTTCAACCGCATTACTAATACCTTTCAACATGTTTTTGTGTTTGTTAAATGACATAATAACCAAGAACTGAGAGAATAGTGATACATTCTCAATAAACATTGAGAACAATACAACTGACTCAAAGTACTCTCTATCCTCCACCGCTTTTGAATTTGTGATTGACTTTTCCAAGTACTTAATTCTTCTGCGAATTGCGGGTACTTGTAGTAAGTTTTCAAACTCACTATTTAACCCTAACAATTGAATTAGGTGTGAATAAGCGTCCGCGTGTCTAACTTCAGATTCCGCGAATGTTGCACCAACATTTCCAATTTCAGGTTTTGGCATTCTTTTGTAAATGTCCCCCCAAAATGTTTTAACCGCAATTTCAATTTGTGAAATCGCCAACATCGCTCTTTCAACCGCAGTTTTTTCAGCTTCATTCAAATGAACTTTATAGTCCTGAATGTCTGAAGTGAAATTAAACTCCGTATGAACCCAATAAGAGTGTCTGATAGCGTCAACATACTCATTTAGGTTTGGGTACTCATACGGCTTTAAATTCGTTCTCTTAGAGAAGATATTACGTCTACGCTTAGCACGATATAGGATATACTCTTTAGCGACGTCATTCAATCCGTTATCCATCAATTTGTTTTCCACCATATCGTGAACATCATCGACATGAGGGATACGGTCTTTGTTATTTCTAAACAAAGCCTTTGTGGAAATTCTTGCAATCTTTTCCGCCATTTCATCATCAACAGCATCAATACTGTTCATGGCTTTTAAAACCGCCATTTCAATTTTATCTACCTCAAATGGTACTTTTGTACCCGTTCTCTTTACGACATAGCGTATATCACTCTCATTATTATTATATAAATCTTCCATTTTTAAATAAATTTGTGGGGTTTATTGTCTATTTTCCTTCTGTTTTCTCTTCTCCAAAAGTTCCTTAATCCTTTCTCTGTTTCTTTCTTCTTTCTGTTCTTCAAGACCCAAGAAAGTGACACTTTGTTCTGTATCAATTTCCAACATCTCATTATCAAACTTACAGTTTTCAAAAACAACACCATCCTTACCAATACGAGATTTGGTAATTGCGATGGTTGCAAGGTTCATCTCCTTTTGTTGTAGAGATTTGGCAACAGATATAATTACGTGACCGACTTGAGCCTTCTTAATTGACCCACCCATTTGGTCTGTCGTAACAACCTCTGATGAGATTGAGTTTCTGTTACCTTGAGTCGCAGTCCAACCGACCAAGTTAAGTTCGTGGTTCATCGCCTCAAAACTTCTCATAACGGAACCTTCGCTCTTCCATTCGTCACCCAAATTTTTGTCAGGAACTACACAATCAATGTAATCCAAAACAACCATGTCTATCTTAGTTCCTTCCGCCATCATTTTACGAATCTGATTCTTAATCTGATTCATTGTCAAAGTGTCAGATGGTAACTTTTTTAAGATAAGTTTATTGGGTGCATTTTCCTGAATGTCTCTAACTTTTGCAAGGACTTTATCCTTGTGCATTGATAACAAATCAGGTGCGATTTGAGTCCATAAAGTGAAGTGCTTTCTCTGAATAATTTTTGGGTTGTCCTCAAAGAAAATTTGTAGAACATTGTAACCCAAGTTAAATGCATGGTTGGAGATTTTTGTCAATAATGTTGACTTACCAACACCTGTCGGAGCGAGAACAACACCCAATTCCCCTTTTGCTATACCACCCTTTAACAGGTTGTCAATTCCGGGAATTCCCATAGGGATAGGATGTCTAAAGTCTTCTTCCAACACTTCATCCAAATTAGAGAAAACATCAGCAGTACCAGCATCAACCTCACCGACCTGAAGGGCTTCACGAACCATTTCTTCAAGATGGTCATAGCTTTCAAAATCACCTTTATCTATGATTTTCTGTGCTTTAACCATAACTTTTTGTAGTTCCTGTTGTTTGCAGAACTTCAAAGCCTTTTCCTGAACAAAGGTCTCACCTTCAACGGGAGCGTCCTTAACTTGTTCAACCATATCCAATACCATCTTCTGAGCCATCGGTGATGACACTTCAGATTTAACAAGTTGTTCCAATGTATTGTATGAAGGAGTATGCTCGTATTTTATGTAATACTCCTTAACAATTTGCATAATCAACTTGAAGTATTGATTGTCAAAGTACTTGGGCTCGATTACATCAACAATAGACGCCGCAAATTCCTTATAAAGAATGATGTTGTTGAGTAATTGTATTTGAAATGTGTTTCCGAGATATCCAAAATTCTTTTCCTTTGACATGCTTAATAGTTTTCGTGTTTGACTGTTTTAATAAATATGCTCAACCCAACTTATAATCCATAAATTCGCATGTCAATTTGTCAGATGAAAAGACTTCAGTAAGAGACTTTAGAATACTCTTCAAATGAGGACGAACATCGACAGTATAACGAACTTTTGGTGGGTAGATTTTACCATCCCAACTCTTATGGAAGATGGTAGTGTCGTTAACTTTTATGAAAATATTGAAGTATTCATCATCATCTGTCATGGAGGTTTCCATGATGTTTGGGTCAGACATAATTTGGTACTGATTTTCGAGCATATACGAAACAGTATTCATCTTTAACCCTCTATGAATTTTTCCCTCAATTTCAGAAACTACATAATATAGGTCCAAACTGTTCTTAACATCTTCATTATAACCTTTTACGTTATAATATCTTTGGACAATAATGTTGTCATTCAATGTCAACAAAAACTCCATCTTCGTAATGTCATTCTTTTCCTTACTCATGTTTTGTTTGTTTTAATTAGTTTTTTGTTTTTTTAAATCGTCTTTTTTCTTTTCTCGTTAGTTTCATAAATGGGGTGAGAAAGTAAACCCACGCGTTGTCTGTTTTTGGTAAATACTTAAAAAGTCCATCGTTCATCATCATCCTCATAAGGTTTTGATATCCCCTTCCCTCAGGGTCTATATCCTCTTCGTAATAAAGTTGAACGAGTTCCTTTGCTTCTTCTGTTAACAAAGGTTGTGAAAGGTCAACGAGTTGTTTGTTGATAACATAAAACTCTTCTCCATATACCCCTCTCTTTGTTTTCCCTGATAACAAGTTTTGTAATGCTCTGTTGTCTTTATCATCTTCGTGTAGTTTTTCACCTTTTTGTAAAATGTCGTCAACAGAGACTACGGAGTCAAGTATCTCAGGAAAAAGTTTTGAAAACGTCTTTTCACCAAAGTAATAGATACCATCAATGTTATCTGATTTATCACCAGATATTATTTTGAAGGTAGCAACATTTTGGTGTGGGATTGAAATATCTTTCAGTTTGACTTTATCCCCATTTTTAATCATTTGTTTTTGGGACGGAGAATAAATTTGCACATTCTCAGATATGAGTTGTGTTAAGTCTTTATCCGCAGAGAATATCGTTTTGTGTTCGTCCAAAGAGATTTGACAGTAGTAGGCAATCATATCATCAGACTCGTTACCATCTACTATCACCTGACGAATAAACATCTCCTCAAGGTATTCTTTTACTCTATTGAGTTGCCAATCAAACGATTGTTTTTGAATATCGTTAAGTCGGTTGTATCGTCTGTTCTCTTTGTACTCAGCAAATATTCTTTTTCTCTGAACGGAGTTATCATCTCCGTCCCAAAAAACAATTACCTTATCGTAGTTATATTCGGAAATGAATTTCCGCAAGGTATTTACAAAGTGGTAGATACCACCAATGTGATTACCCTTATGGTAATATTCACGAACCCCGTGATAACCTATCTTAAATAGGTTGTTTCCGTCAACTAATAAGGTTTTAACTATCATAATTTACAAATTATAAAATTTGTGATAGTTTGTATAGTATGCATATCCACCCTCATCTTTATTATTTGTTAAAAACAAATTTAAATTAGGATATCTAGTTTCCATAACTCTTTCTGTTAAGTCGGGCTGGTGATGTATTT